GAGTCAGACAAGAACTACATCAAAAGCAACCTGAAGCAGTGGGAGAAGGCGGTGGGAATGTTTGGGTTGGCTGACATCTTCGCCAAGAGTAAATCGCCAAGCTCAATGTTTGTGTCGCCACCGCGCTCGACCTCTAGGCGCAGATCGTCAGGGCGTAGAGCACTGCGGCCCCGGTGAGATAACCGAACTGTTCATCGTCAGCTTGGCAATCTCCCCCTCGTCCCTGTCAAGGTAACGCTGGAGCATGGCGGTTGATGACCAGCCGATGATCTCGACGATGGTGGTCAGGTTGATTCCCGCCTTGATCATATTGGTGGCTGCTCCATGCCTGAGGCAGTGAAAGCTCAGGTTGTCAGAAAGCTGGGCTCGCCTGACGATCTCCTTAAACTCGCTGCCCACGCTGTTACTGTAGTACCTGTCCACAGCTAACGGAAAATAGTGAGTGTCCCCGGGGCTGACTGTTTTTAACGCCACTGCCAAATCGTCGTGCAGCGGCAGTTCTATCTCTTTTGCTTTCTGCTTCTGGGGCATGAAGGTGAAACACTGCCTGTCCCACTCCACGCAGTTGGCCGAGAACTCACAGCAGTCCTGAATCCTCATGCCGTAATGGTGGCCGAGCAGGATCATGGGTGACCAGTAGGGTCTGGTATCATCAGCCCCTGCTGAGATTAGCAGCTTCTTCACCTCTTCCTCCTTGAAGCCACGAACATGGGCCGCTTCCTGAGGCAGCTTCGGGATCAGCTTGGTGGGGTTCTTCAGCACATAGTCCATCTGGATTGCCCACTCAAAGAACGAGTTAACCCGCCCGATGTAGTTGTTGATTGTCCCCCCTTTGCGCCTGACCCCCTTCTCGGGAGCCCTTAGGTGTGCCACCCATTCATTGATTGTCCTTGGGACGAGCGGGTCTTTGCCCCGCTCGTAGCAGTAGTAGGCGAAGCAGTCCAGTGTTTCCCTGTAGGCGCGAATGGTGTTGTCCGTGCCCGTGACTCCCTTCCATGCCAGAAACTCGTGAACGAGCGATGGCAGGTTTTTCCCTTTTATTTGTTTATGTGGCATAGCTCCGTTAGGTATTTCTTATTGGGGCTCTGAGCTAGATGGTCGAAGCGGCAGCCCTCCTTCCGCATTAAATACTTCCTGACCTGTCCCTGTTTAACTAGGTCAACCCCGCAGGCGGCGGCAAAGGCACTGGCCTGACAGACATCGACCTTGCCCCAACTGGTCTGCCTTGCTATTTCTCCAACGCGCTTGATCGTGAGCCCCGAGGCATCAGCAATCTCTCGGTTGGTCATGGCCTTGCGGCCATTACGAGCTAGGATTCTGCACAGATTCGGCGGGATTTTATCCATGTGAATAACTAGGGTGTTGCACTCGGTTGCATTGCTACTGTTCATAAATCTCTGACAACCATACACTTAACATCAAAAGACATGCCAACCTATGACTACGTTTGAAATGTCAGCGCCTTTATGTATATCAATATTAGATATTTTACAACCATAAAACTCTATGTTTTTTATATTGTTTTACGGGGCCATGTTGCAGTATGTTGCAGTCATGGCGTTTTATGTGACCAGAAAACAATCCCCCTTCTACTATCTTTGCCATAAGGACGCTATGGGTCGGAGGCGACAAATGGCCACTCGGTTTTACCATGACAGGGGAGCATGGGAGGAGGCCAACAAGCGGCAGTGGAAATACCCCAAAAAGGTGGCAATGGATGGCCGATGGAAACAGGAGCAGCGCAGGGCTGAACTCTTCCGACTGGAGGCCACCGCCAAGGAGCAGCGGCACGCCATAGGGGGGGGCAGGGTAGCTGAGTGGGACAAGTGGGTTCCCAATTTTATCATCAACCACTGGTTTCATCCGTCTACCCGCAAGGAGGTGATGTCGTTCTGGAATTGGTTTGAGCCTGACGTTCTCATGCACCTTGGAATTGACCACCCCGCGCAACTTACATACGAGATGTTCCTGCTCGTGGTGGAGCGAATCCTTGAGGTCAAGCCCAACGTCAGGCGTGCGACAATCGCCAAGGACTGGATTTCCAGAATCAAAATCATAATGAACGAGGCAGTGAAGCGGGAATACTGTCCAACCAACCCGACAGTAAACTTCATTCTGCCCGGGGTGGAGAAGAAGAGCAACCGAATCAAGGCCCAATATCTCGACCGAGAGATTGACATGATATGGGCCGAGCTAAGCGCCAAGGTAAGGAGCCCCATCCGAGGATCATCAGGAAAGCCTGTCGAGCCTTGGCCTGATTACATGAAGCGAAGCTTTGCATTGGGGCTTTACCACGGCGTCCGAATCAAAGAAACCAGAATGGAGCCACACCAAGTTGACCTTGACAGGGGGGTGGTGCACTTCAACACCACCAAAACAAGGGACTGGCATACCGTGCCCATCATGCCGCTGGCAAGACCCTTCATGGAGCACATCGCCAAGCGTGGCAATGGCTTGGAATACAGCCCCAACTCAATGTCACCCCACTTCTCCGACATGCTCAAAAGAATAGGGCTTGGGCATCACAGGTTCCACGATACACGGGCGACCTGCATAACGAGAATGGCTCTGGCTGGAGTACCAGAGCAACTGGCCAAGCGGTATGTGAATCACGCCTCATCACTCGTCCATGAAATCTATGTCCAGATCAAGCCTGAGGAACTCGGTGCGGTTAGCCGCTCTTTGCATGCTGCTTTTGGGGGTACGAGTCTGCCACACGGAACTCTGGATGCGCTTCCAGCCAATCAAGAAACCTATCAATACGAAAAATCTTTGCCCCTTTCAGGCCCATCTGCTTCTTAACCGCCGAGACGTAGGCTGGAGAGAGTCTTAGTATCAGGGCAGCTTCCTTTGTGCCGACCCAACGCGGGACTGTAACTGTCAACGAGTTGTCCATTAATCGTCTGTTGTTTTTTCTGTTTCCATAGTCACTTCAGCACCTCGCTTCTCCATCTCTTTCTTGAACGCCTCGATGGCCTCGGGGGGAGTCTCTTCTGGTTCCTGACCCTCGACACGGCCAAGCGCCTCAGTGGCCAATCTCACCGACTCGGAATCAGAAGACTGGTTCTTGATGGCGTAAACCGCATCAGACAACTCATCATACATCGCGCTGACCCTGCTCAAGGCTCCCGGCATTGGGTTTGCAATCACTGTTCTCGCCAACTTAATGAGTGCAATGACACGCATCTCATCTACCTGCAACTCCTCGGCCACCTTACTAGCGTCCACGCCTCCACCCCTCTCCGATAACACGCTAGTCACATGGAGCGCCTTGAATGCAGAGGAGATTTGCCACGGCATGATTGTGCCGTCGAGCTCCCTGATTTGTCTCGGGTCTGTTTCAGCCACGCTTGTGTCTTTTTTGATTTCGCTTTCCACTATTTTTTCATCAGTCATAATAAACTTCCTCTATTCTGCACCTTGTTATGAAGGCTGGGGTTGTTGGCCCAACCCATGCACCTTGCACGTTAAACTGAAAATACTCCTCTGCCTCCTCCTCACTCATCCCATCCTTGATGTACCCGTTGATCACCTTATCCCTGTCGTAGACTGCGAAGCGCGTGCTGAACTGTTCGGCCACACCAACGAATGCCGATTCCAGCCCGTCTGCCAGCAACAGTTCTTGATTCGTTTCGCTTTCGCTCATCCTTCTACACTTGAACCTTTGCCTCTATGAACCTCGTTAGGTTCCGCTGGAATGTCAGGTCAATGGTGACCCCGCTGATACCGTCACGGTTCTTATCGACTGACAGGTTCACAGGTAACACCTTGTCGTTGTCGTTGGCCGTGTAGTCAATTGGCTTGAAAAGGAAGACCACCTTGTCGGCGTCCTGCTCGATCGAGCCGCTGTCTCTGAGGTCGCTGAGCCTCGGCCTTCTGTTCTCCTGCACCGATGACCTGCTTAGCTGGCTCAGCAGGATAATTGGAATGTTGAGCTCCTTGGCCAGCGACTTGCAGCCGTTGCTAATCTCAGTCACCTCATCATTGCGGCTGCCCCTGTCCCTTGATGATCGGATCAACTGGAGGTAGTCGATAACCAGAAGCTCTATCTTGTGCTGGTGGTGCATGCGCCGTGCGGCTGCCGTGATCTGTTGAACTGTCAGGCCGCTACGGTCATCAATGTGGAAGGGTGCGTTGGCCACCTGACTGGCTGCTTGGCCGATGGCTTTTACATTCTGGCTTGCGCTGTCCCTGCTAATCCCTGCCTGCACATGGATCAACCTTTGAATCAATGCAGCAGCAGACATCTCCAGCGAGAAGATTCCCACGGGGCGTTTCTGGTTCACGGCAATGTTCTTGGCCACGCAGAGGGCGAAGCTCGTCTTGCCCACCGAGGGACGCGCCGCAAGGATCAGTATCTCGGCTGGCTTCAGGCCGTTGAGCACATTGTCCAAGTTGTTGAACCCTGTGGTGACACCCCAGAAAGCGTTCGGGTTGTTCTTGAGAGAGGTAAGCTTGTCCAGATACTCCTGAACAAGCACGGTGGTATCCTTCTCCCCGCTACGCGAATGTTCCTGTGCCACGGCGAGGATTTGTTTTTGTGCGTTGTCCAGCACGGTGGAGGCATCTGGTTCCTTGTCAACCAAGGCGATTGTGTCGTTGCTGACTTGCAGCAGCTTGCGCTTGATGTAGTAGTCCATCAGTTCCTTGGCGTATGACTTCCAGTTGTGAGCCGATGGAGTTTTGTCCGACAGGTTAACCACGAAGAGAGTGCCCCCTGCCTCTTCCGTGCCCTCGTTTTTTTTGATCTCGTTAAGCAGAAACATCTCCTCGATCTTTTTGTTCTGGTCAAAGAGTCTGACGATGTTGTCGAACACCACCCTGCACCTGATGTCATGGAAGTATTCCTTAATGCACGAGTGCTCACTGATTAGGGCTGGCAGTACGCCAAGGCCGTTCTTGTCCAGCAGTATGCACCCAAGGAGTGCCTGCTCTAGGTCTGAGTTTTCTGGTATTTTAGTCAACTTACTTACTCCTTAACCACTCAGCGGGTAGCTGCCTGCACACCTCAAAGAAGTCTTCAAGCGACATGCAAACCAACCAATCGGAGTGGTTCTTCTTGAACCCCACTATGGGAATCTGGCTCGGCATGGCGTCACGCTTTGCTTGCTCGTGCGCCTGCCTCGGGCTTCCCTTCTCCCTGAATTTTATCTCCCAGTGCAGCCTCGCCATCAGGGGCACGATGACATCAGGGGCAGCCGTGCCACCTATCCCTCGCCCAGCGTTCTGGCAGCCCCGTATCGTGGCCTCATCCCCCTCACCGTGGAAGCCTGCCTCTCGGAGCTCGTCCCTGAACATGCGCTCACCCCGTGCCCCTTTCTGTCTGGAGTTTATTGTCATAGCTGCCAGCGCAAGCGGGGCAGTGGATGAAGGCTGCTGTAGGGGATGACGTATGCGCCCTTGAAGAGCCCTTCCTTTTTAATCGAGCCATCCAGTTCATTGTCAGCCGCCCATCCCATGATGTGGCAGTCGGCGCAAAACCCTGTACTGCATGGTTTCACATCGACCACAACCAGCCCGTAAGTCCAGCCCTCTTTCCTCTCGTTTGGCCTGACGGGAAGTACATAGTTTTTAGGCTGCAACCCGGGGCGAAGGCGTGACCCTTTCCAGTCTAGGCATAGGCCGGGAATATCGAACCCGCCGTCGCCCGAGTCAGGATGCCTCATGCAGGCCCACCGCTGGATGCGGTACATCTGGTCGCTGCCCGTCATGTATATAGTTCCCGCAAGCTGGGCAAGCTGGCCAGTAAGCTGATCCTCGGAGAGCCTCCTTAGCCTTTCGTGTACGTCCTGTATCTGTGAGCCACTGCGACCCCTGTTGACAATCTTGGGCTTGAAGTGGGCCACTAACTCGTCGGCTTTGGCTTGAGCCAAGCTGAACTGGCAGGTGCTCAATGAAACCGTATCGTAATCCATCACTTCGCAGACTTGATGAGGCTATCCTGTGTCCTGCTGCTGGTTATGGCCTCGCCAAGAATATCCTCTAGGGTTTCCGAATCCCCTGCCACCCCCCTCAGCTTGCTGAGGCTGACCGAACAGGCTCCAAAAAAGTCATCATCTGAAACTCCCATTGCGGCAGCGGCAGCCCACGCCTCCTGCACGGAGGATACCTTACTAATCGACTTACCTCTCCGTAGCCTCCAGCCCGGGATAGCTGCTGAGTTGTTGGAGATTAACTCACGGGCCTCAGCCTTGCGCTTGTCCCACGCAGACTTGATCAGCCTCTCGGCAGAGTGAGCCTTGGTTAGGACAGCCGCCCTGTCTGCTGGCGGCAACTCAGCCAGTGTCCTGTTGTCATCCGTGTTGGCGTCCTCCATTCGCCATGAGGCGGCGGGGCAAATGGCAACAGCCCTGCACCACTTACACGCTGACTCGCTTGGCATTAGCGGTGGGTTCTCTGCCTTTGACTGGAACAGTGCAGAGAGAATGCTTTTTTCAAAAGCAGCAAGGTCTTCCTCGGTGAACGTGCCGCTCACCACTTTGGCATGTGGAGACTCAGGTTGGTTGAAGGAGTAGATCACGCTCTTGCCCTCGTTGCCGTAGAACCTGTGGAAGAGCAGTGCCTCAGCCATAGCCTGCCAGTTGCCCTCGGCTTTCTCCTGACCTTGGCCCGTCTTGTAGTTAACCAGCACCGTGTTGCCAGTTAGGTTGTCGATTCCACCGACATCAATCTTCCCACTAAACAATCGCTCGCCATCCTTCCACTCGTACCAGAGCCTGACCTCTCGGACTAATTCCTCGCAATCGAGAAGCACGGCGTCGAAGTCCTTCATCTCTTTAGCCACCAACGCCTCCTCAGGTGTCAGGTCAACATCAAGCCCCTCCATTCGTGCGTGAACCCTAGTCCCCCTCTCGGCGGCAGGGGAGGAGGTGTCCACGTTCCCTGCCTTGGCTTCCATTTGAAACGACCCCGGGCAGGCTGCCACCCGCGCCAAACCGCTCGCTGATGGCAGCCCTCCGCGTTCATCTACCCCGGGTTCCTCTTTTGCTACTGTAACAATTCCATTGATCATAATAAATTAAAGGATGCAGGAGATTGCGCTCGGCGTAGGCAACAGCCGTGGGCATGCAATCTTTTTTATTTCTCTATCGGTAGTAACGAACATGTGAATGTGTTGAACAACGTCGCACCCGGAAACCTGCATCAAATTTTCACTCCGTGGTTTGGGCCATCACGGTGCTGATGAAGGCATCAGGCTTGGCGATGATCCTCTCAGCATAGCTGGTAGGGCAGTGTTGCCACGAAGCATCAGGGTCATTGGCGTCGAGGTAGCCCTTCATTTTTAAAAACTTGACCACTCGTGTTTCCTTGCCTGCAAAAAACTCGGAGAGTTTCTCGGTGATCTCATCGCTAAGCTTGTGCTTAGCTTCGCTGCCGTTGGCCTTAGGCTTGTCGAACTTCACGGGCTCTGGTGCTTCGCCTGTCTCAAGCCACTGTGTCAACTCGTTGGCCAATTCCTCGCCGGGGCGAGCATAGATTTGTCCAGCAAGGGCAGGGCATCTGGACTTCTCAATCGTCATGTTGTTCATGGTGTCCATGCTGCCAAACACATCGAACTCAAAGTCGATGCCATCACGCTGTTGCGTGGCCAGTCCCACCTTGGTCACGCTGACCTTACCCTTGGCATCCTTCTCTTGAGCGTAGGACTGCTTCTGCCTCATCGTGGCAATGATGTGCCCGGGATAACCGAGCATGGTGTCCACCAACTTGTCCTGTAGTGGGGTGACCTTACTCCAAGCGTTGAATGACTTGCCCTGCTTGGAAACCAGATCAAGAGCCCCGTCCCTGCCTATCCAAGCGTGGCTCAGGGAGTCAATGATCAGCGTGTCATACCCGCCATCGGTTGCCTGCTTGATGGCGTCGATGTAGTTCTGTGGGTGGTAGTTGTCCAGTTGCGCCACATCGAAACTGAACTCAGCAGAATATACCTCCGCTGAACTGCGCTCCGTGTCCACTAATGCGATACTGCCCCCCAGATAACTGGCGAGCTTTAATGCTGTGTATGTTTTTCCACCACCGCTTACCCCGGCGATGGCCATCCTTAACTTGCGGTTCTGCCGCTGTGCTTTTTTAAACATAGGTAACCTTTAGTCTCTTTGATTTAATGTCATCCTTGACCAGCGCCTTGAGATACTGGCCAACCGATTGACCAGTAGCTGTTGCTCTGGCTGTCAGTCCCGTGAGTTGCTGCGCTTCAAGGCGCACCTTTACTTGTTTTCTCATTTTCGTTTCTTTACTCCGTTTCGTATGAAGCGCGTAGCTGCTGCCCCGATCTTCATTCCTGTTTTCCTGCACCACTTCACCAGTAGCTCATGTGTCTCCGACTCGATGGTCACCACTGTTTTCTTTTGAATCATGTTAATCGTTTCTGGGTGACTAGTCACCGCATATAAAAAAGGGGCTGCCCCCTTTGCTTCATTTTCTCGGTTCAGTCGTGCCTTTCCCAATGTCCTCGCTCATCTCAGGGTGAAGGTCACGTTCGTGGTGTCTCTTCAGATCATAATATTTCTGCCGAAAGTACATCGCGTCATGGCGAGCAAACGGCACATCGCCCCCTCGGTTGAGTTCGTCGATTCGTTCGTGCAGTATCTCCCGACGAGAGCCGTTCATCGCCTCGGGTGAATCCGCGATCCA